AGAGGATGCCTCTACATAATTCAAAGCATGCTTACGCAAAAAGGGGGGGTTGGGGGTCGTTTATGTCCCGGGCAAAAGTTATCCACAGGTTATCCACAGTCAATGTAGCATATTGTCACACCCGGGCAACCACTACATACTGTGGTCAGGGCATAAAAAAAGGGCTACATATAGTAGCCCTTTCTTCGAGAATTAGCTGAGACTAACCAGCTAAACCTAGTCGCTTTAACAGATAGCCAACATCACCTTGCATATGATGTAGCAACTGCATACGATTGTCTTTATCTTCTGCAATCCATTCAACAATAGAATTACATAATACACCACTAATCAACTTCCAATCCAAGCTATCCTTACGAGGAACACTTGATATAATTGATTCGAGGTCGCCAACGCTTGCTTGGTCTTTAGCATACTCAACTACTTCCGTAAGTACAGGTGTAATATCCACACCCTTTACTGATTCTACTTTAACTACTTCTTTAGATTCATTAGTCATTTCTAATTCTCCTTTGTTAACTAATTGATAATATAAAGCTATATCCTATAAACCACATAATAGATACACCTATTATTAATGTTATAATATTCATTGTGGATAACTCTTTCCGCTAATCTCAAATACAGTATTAGGATTGACATTAGCCCAACGTTGAAACCCCTCTTTAGCTCTACTATTAATCTTAAATACTAATACATAGTTAGGGTGTTCAGTCACTTTCTTTTCTTGGGTAAATCTATATCCAAGTTTACCAAGTACACCTAGTTTGATGTGTCCTATTTGTCCGTTGTTCTTTCTCCACTTACAGCTAAAGAAACCACGTTTAACAATATCTTTAAATTGATTCTTAGTCATATCTTTCTCTTTCTATTTATTAACCTACCACTATGCACATAAATAAGACAATAATAAGATGACAAATTGTCGCACCCGGGCAAATAACTGGTAGCGAGATGGCAGATGTGAATGGATGAAGATGGGAAGGAAGCGGGCGCCCGGTGTATAAACGTGGGAGCTTCAGCTACTAGTTGTGTTGGTTGTTAGGGAGCTTGGGAGTTTTAAGGGAAGAAGGCTTTAGGTATTCTTAGAAGTTTCCCCACTAACTCTAGGTTAGTGTTCACGACTTCCCTTTTTTGCGAGGGCTTACAGATATAACTACCATGCCTCTTAGTTAACTATTCTTATTATACCACACCAAGGTCGGTCGTCCAAGGACATTAACAAATATCTTGTGGATAACCCAATTCTTATACTGTGCAGTACCAAACCATGTCTTTCTATTATAATATATCATAACTCAGCAGTTCCCCGGCGCGCCCGGTGTAGTTAGTCGACAACCAGCCAACATTATGCTGGTTGGTTGTTCCAGGAGTTTGGAGTTTGCAGCAGCTCCTGCTGCCTGGCAGCTACTGACCAGCAGTACCTGCATCTCCTGCTGCAGCTACGCAGCTGTTTAGTATATTAATATGTACCATGCCAAAAGGCAGAAAACCGCCAATTTTACAGGTATAAGTAGCATTAGTCAGTCCATATTTACCTCTCTTTCTCATTCTATCTTCAGGTGTATCCCATCTGGAAGCGTCTGTCAACAGTCATGCTTCGAAAAATAATGGCGGAAAACCACGAAAAAACTTTTTAGGTTAACGGGATCGCGCCCGGGCTACAATGACACCATATCACCCCCACCTATAGGCGAGGGAGATATTCATCGGAGTTTGGGAGTTTGCCTACTTTCAGTTGCTAAACACCTCGTACATCTTGTCCAATGTACTTCTGTTATCTGAATGTGCCTCATCGACTCTATCAGCATTTCGCTTCATTACAGGAACAACACTATCATAGTGCTGTGATATCTTTCGCAAGGTATCGTTTTGTTCTTCTAATGATTCGTTGATTCTATTTAACGCATCCACTATTGGATCGTATTTATCTTCTGGTAATACCATGATAACTCCTTTGTTTCTAATTCTAAGTCCTATTATAGCAGAAAGTTATCCACATGTCAATGGCAGAAGTTACCATCCTGCTGCGCAGCTGGGCCCTGGTCAACTGATGGAAGACATCAACTATATTTTTTGGCGGTTTTGTTGGAGTTTGGGAGTTTGCGAGCTTCGGACAGCTGCCAGAAGACCAGCGGGCGCCCGGGCTACTGGACCATGCCACAAGGACCTTGGCCCTTGGGTGTATTTTTGACGGAGTTTGGGAGTTTCGGTGCCGTGAAAAACGTTTACGGTGCGTGAGTCTGGGTCGTATACCATAATAAATACAGGTGCGCCAAGCATACCATGTTTGACATGCCATGCATTTTGTAAGGGTGAAATTAGTACCGTTTCGGTACCATTTTTATTACGTTTAAGCACCTTTAATTCAAGCGTAAAAAATCCTGTGTCTTTATGAAATACTACGCAATCTGGGAAACCTGGCGTAACGTAGGACTCAATACGAGACACAACAAAATTACCATCGCTTAAACATGTCTTTAAACTCTTCCAAAAGTTTGTTTCCGTCTTTGCGGTCATAACTTTTCTTACTCTTCTTGACTCTCTGATGATACTGGCGTGATGTCTTTAGGTCCTTCGCTATCGGATTTCTCTTCGACCGATAAGACTGTGTTGACTCCCTCTTTTTTGAATTCACCTGTTAATCCTAGCTCCTTTAATTGTCTTAGTACATCATCTCGAGACATGTCATCAATAGATCCTGTTCTAATTTCTTTTCTCTCAACATACAATCCTGCAGCTTGTCCTCGTAACCGTTCTGCATTTATAGCAGCACTGTGTGATTTGTCTTGTAATGCCTTCTCACGTAGTCTTGCTAATTCTGTCACATGTTTATTCATTTCTACCTTGTGTGTCTCGTACAATTCATTTCTTTTTTTGTTCACTATTTGTACCACTTTAGGATATTTCTTTACATTCAACAACTCAGAAGCTGTTGTTGCAGCACGTTCAGGTTTATAGCCTGCTTGTCTTGCACATTCTGTTGGTGTTATTCTACCTTCGTTAGCAACATATATATCTACAAATATTCTTTGCCTATCTGTCAATCCATCAGCACCTCTTGGGTGTTTTAATGCCATATCACGAGTATTACGGATGGTATTACCAACCACCTTCTCTTCAATCTTCTTTAACTTACTGTTATATATATCTTTTTCACTCATTTTAACTCCAAAATACAATAATTTGACTCTTTACCCATGAACTCGTAATACCTTCGTAATACCTGGTATCCCTTATCCCATATAGAGAATTGGCAAAAGGTATTACGGTATTGGCAAATCCCGGTAAATAAAAAAACAAAAAAACTTTTTAGCATCCAGCGCACAATACAATACCTATGGTAATACGACAATACTTCTCTTCGAATATGGTATATCGTCAACATATCCGCGCTTTTTTAGTGCTTGCACGTATGCATGCACATTACTCTTTGACTTCATGTTATTCATTTGTTTTAACTCTTCGTACGATGGAGAATAGCCATTTGCCTCTATAAAATCCTTAATTTTAGCTAAAAAATTCATCTGTTTTGGTGTTAATCCTTTCTTATTACTCATAATACCTCGCCAATACCTTATTTTTCCTTCTTAAACTTACGGCCTACAAAGAATACAATAAGATTTTGTATTGTATTCACAGTCACCATTAATAATAACCAAAATTCCCATAACTCCATTACCTTTTTTCTTCTAATCCTTTTGCATCTGGGTGACTCCAATAGTCTTTCCTAACTGTATTTAACATTTCTTCTGCACCCCACTCATCTATAGCTTCTTTTGTAATAGATCTTTCTAGTGTCTTTTGTATTTCTTTTTCCTCTTCTGTAAGTTGTATTCTTTTTGGCCCTTTCTTACGCACATACGTGTTTATTTTTGCCCACGTAATTGTGTATTCAGATGCCTTTGGCCTTACATATCCTCTTGTAGGATCTAAACTTGGATACTCTGGTGTAGGACTGGTGTCAAAATTATTAGTTATATATTCCAATACTTTATCATCACTTTCAAATTGCTTTACTATCTTCTCTACTATTACTTTGTCTTTCCATAAATTAATCTCGTACGTCTGCATGTGTTACCCTCAAATATTCTATCTTTTTTATCCATCCTTTTGGAATAGCAATAGCACCACCCCCATGGTTATCGTCCCGGTCCAAGCACCACGAACGCATGATCACTATCTTTTCATCATTATTAACTGTCATCCACCCAACCTCTTGGCATGTCGCTAAAGGTGCAGCCATAATATCTTTTATATCAATCCACCCAGTCTCTGTGTCACGGGCATCCATCCACGTTACACGCACCATTGGCACATTGTTAATGTCCATTTAACTAAGCTTAGTTATTTTTTCTATCCACTCACGTATCATAGGTTTACTATTATACATGGGTCTTTTAAGATCCTCTCGTTGCCCACTGCCATCTTTACTAACAAAGGATAACGTTCTAATCATGGCATCTTCTTCATTCTTTGCACGAATCATGTAACTAAATGTTATCTCACGTTTCGTTGTAATTTGGTATGTATGCTTTTCTTCGCCTTTTTCTACATGGAATGACTTCATGCCACCAATTGATGTACCTTCCACAGGCTGTGTAAATGTTACTGTAGGGTCAGTAGGATTTGATTCTGCTTCCGCCAACGCTACCTCAGCTCTTGCATCACGTATTTTTTGTCGTTCTTTTTGTATATGGTCCCATTCTTGTGGACGTTCTTTTATTATAGCATCACGTAATTCAGCATGCTTTTTTTCTTCCGGTGTATTTAATTTTTTCTTCATAATAATCGCTCATTAAATAATAACATAAATATAACAACAACAATACAACCAAGCATTATTATAAGTTTTTCTTCCATTTAAAATCCTGGGTACTCTGGACAAGACGTGCCGTCCATTGATTCATAATAACCTACAGCATTATTTGCTGCACACATTTCTTCTTCGTTTTCTCTAAACATAGCATCATAAAATGCATCACGTGCACGTTTTAGTTCATCGTGCACACTAACCATTTTAATTATTGGACCACTCATAACCCTATCATGTATAAAAATATTTTATACACCCATATCAATAAATAAAAAGCAACATACAATTTTATAGGTATTAATAAAAACCAAAATAATGTCCAGGTCATGTGCGTATCGCTATGTATTCATAATCAAAGTCAGCGTGTTTCTTTTGCACTAATAATAACAAACCATTATCTGCCATAGAATAAACTGTGCTGCCTAATTTTTTTACGCGATCACGATCATTTGTTGGCGCTATTGGCTGTAGAAAAGGATCACATAAGTAACCGCGGTAATATGTTATCTTATCACCTTTGTTAGATTTATTTAACCAGGTGTGTATTGCTTTTTGACTCATCATAATAATTTCTTTTTGAGTAGGGGGGTTCTTTGACTACCCCCAACCTTTTCCCGTCCAGTCAACATTTCCTATGCTAACAAGTACTTCAGTACCAACCCTCACACCCTCAGTCATTCGACCATACCTTGTGAGAGCCGTGCCTTACAACCTGGAGACTGTTGTTCAGCCATACTCGGAGAATGTTGCACCATCCTCATTTACGTGTATTATACCATTTTTACCAAAACATTACAAGAACATTATTTCGCAGATTTCTGCGGCAAATCGTGTCAAGAAAAAACTTTACTTGTCACGCCTTGTAACATATAACTAAATTCTCAACTTCATTTCACCCAGTGGACTCTATACTGCCCT